CTATGTGTTCCTCGCGGTGTTCTCTGTAGGAGACAAGCCACACGATGATACCTCCCTCATACTTCAGAACGTCCCTATGCAGGACATGGTTAACAAGCGTTTCCGCCAGATAGATAAGAACGCTGATAGTCAAAACAACGGAGCACTAGCTTCGGGAGATGCTTTCACTAAAGAACAAGCAGCAGAAGCAGCTACATTCCTACGCAAGGGAGGCACAGTGTGGGTTCCTTCAGGAGACATAAATACTGCATGGAAACGTGACGCAGCACCAGCACTCCCAAGTGATATATACAACCAGCTTACAGACTCACGTTCAGAGCTACGTAACATCTTCGGTATCTCAGGCTCTACCCCCCAAGGACTACAGAGGCAGGACACTGTTCGTGGAAAGATTATGGTTGCAGAGACAGACTCCTCACGTATTGGTGGGGGTGTAACTGAGTACATTGAGCAAGTAGCAGACTCACTCTACAACTGGTGGGTACAGTTTATGTACGTTTACTACGATGAACCTCATATGGTGGAGGGAATGGGACAGAATGGTGCTGCTGAGACCATGATGATTCGCAACACAGACTTCAGTACCAGGGTACGTGTAACAGTGAAGGAAGGCTCTCTTATCCCCAAGGACCCACTCACTGAGCGTAACGAGGCAATGGACTTGTGGGAAGGTAACGCTATTGGACTACCAGAGCTATACACCCGCCTAGACTTCGCTGACCCAATGGCAGCAGCTAAGCAGACACTCCTGTGGCAGCAGATAGTCCAGGGACTACTTCCGCCACAGCTACTCTTCCCAGACTTTCCCTCACAACAGGTACAGGCACCAATAGGCGTAGGCACTAATGCCATAGACGAGGATACCTCAATAGCACCAGAGAACCCTGACGCAATGGGACAACAGTCTTCCGCACTATTAAGCTCAGTACCAATAGGGTAATTCATTTCTAGTACCACTACCCAACCATTTGACATTATTTATCATAAACCTATGACTAAGTCACCAAAACTACTATCACGTATTAAGAGGTTTACAGACAAGCTCTCTGGCGTCTCACACGTAGATAACCAAGCTAATCCTGATAGTGCCCTAAACCGCAATAAGAAGAAGGCGGAAATGCGTGGCAAGAAGGACTCTTTTGATTGGAGCGCGTACAAGAACGCGAAGGAGTACACAAGTCGCTAGATATTATCAGGAGAATATGGGTTCCCTAAGTGGTCCCCTCCGCAAGGTAAATACCGCTCGTATCAGCTAAAGGCTTTTCTAAGGGTTTGCAAGTAAACCCTCGTAACCAGATATGGACACAGTAAATATAAGCCCCCGTGGCTTTAAGAAGGCAGCAAACGAATTGACAGAGGAACATCTCAATACACCAATAGACGATGTAGCGAAAGCACCTGAACTGGCAGTAGAGTCATCACCCAAACCAGAAGTTGAGCCAACGGTAGAATCTACACCCACTGAAATTACAGAAGAGGTTGAAGTAGAGGAGGCCAAAGTTCCCAAGTCTCGTTTTCTCACCATGCACACTCGCGCGATAGAAGCTGAAAGGCGGATTCGTGAGATTGAAGCAGAACGCTCTCAACAGGTTGAAACACCAGAAAGTGAACCTGAGATAGCCGAACTCCCTGATTATTGGGTAGAGATGTTCGGAGACTCAGACGCATCACTCAAGGCATTCCAAGCTGAACAGAAGCGACTAAGCACCATTGAGGAAAGAGCGGCTGAACGAGCGTTTCAGCGTTGGGAAGGTAGGGAGAAAGAAGAGGCAGCACGTGCCGAAGAAATCGTCCAATCGTTTGACCAAGCTTTTGAGGAGCTAGGAATAGTAACGGACAAGGAGTTTACAGACGATGAGCAAGTAGCAATACTAGACATTGTTGAAGAATACTCTCCAAAGGACGCAGACGGTAAGATGCTCCGAGAATATCTACTCCCCCTAGATAAAGCGTATGAGATTTATTCTGTACGCAACGAGGCAAAGACCTCAGCCAAGCGCGAAGCACGCAGTCAAGTGGCATCTCTCACAGGTGCACGTTCCGAAGGTTCTCCATCTAACGGCACAGGACAAGCCTGGCAGCCCGGACAGTGGAGAAACAAAGTTCCCTAAATTAAACACATAACATTAGTAATATATGGCATTCTCAACAGAAGTTGATGTATTGACAATGGAGGACATCGTTCCTGAAGTTGTTGATACAGTTCTTCGCTCAAACGCTCTCACGACTCGTTTGATGCTTAAGGACACTAAGAAGTTCAACGCGGCAACGCAGGACTTCCCATTCAAGTACCAGAAGGGTACTGCAACCCAGTCATTCATTGGGTTCCAAACTCTTCCTACTTCATTAACAAGCACACGCCAGCTACTCAAGTACAACCCAGCTTTCAACGCAGCTAACGTTGCACTTGCTACTACTGACGTTGCAGCTAACAACACTCTACGAAAAGTTCTTGACCTTACACAGGTTGAGATGATTTCTCGTGGACAGGACCTAGCAGACTCAATCGGTACCCAGTTCTACGGTTCAGTAGCATCAGCAACTGACTTCAACGGACTTGGAAACCTCGTTTCTGCAACAGGAAGCATTGGTGGACAGTCACGCTCTACGTACACTACCCTCCAGTCTACAGTTACTGCTTCTTCAGGAACACTCTCACTCTTCAAGATGCGAACCCTGTTCAACAACATCTCTGATGGTGAAGTACAGCCTACTGAATCATTCACTTCCTACGATGTATGGGCACTCTACGAGTCCCTCCTACAGCCACAGGAGCGAATTGCAAAGGAAGCAGGTATCAACCCAGCACCAAACTTCAAGGGATACACAGGTTATCGTTCCATTATGTTCGCTGGTCTACCTATCACGCCAGACCGTAAGTGTACATCTGGCTCTCTCTACATGCTTAACATGGACTTCCTCAACTTCTACACCCTCAACATGCTTGGTGGTCTAGACAAGAGTGGATTCTCAGGAGAGAAGGTACAGGTAGGTTCTAAGCTATTCGTTGGCGACCAGTATTCAGCAGATGAGAACTTCGGTTTCTTCTGGTCTGGGTTCATTCACGCTACCAACGCTATGGCGTGGAACTCATTCATCACTGTCGCAGGAAATCTAGTTACCGCTAACCCACGCCGTCACGGTGTGCTTACAGGTATCACCTCCGTCTAGTGTTATTAGCCTAAAAACATAAAATATGGCTATTGACCTAAGAAACTACGAACCAGCCCTAAAAGCAGGTTCAGACATCTCAACCACAGGAGCTATTACTGGAGGTTCACTAACATCAACTGCTGGTATCTCTGGTACAGCTATTACAGGTACTTCAGTATCTGTAACTGCTGGCGCAGTCGTTCTTAACGCCACCGCAGTACCCGCTTCAGCAGGTGCAGTGGCGGCAGGTGCTCCAGTTACTCTATTCAGCGCAGGACCGTCACTCTACGTTACGTCTGACGTTCCCTCCTTCTCAGCAGTAAAAGGTTCACTCTGCATTAACACAGCAGGTTCAAGCACATCCACTCGTCTCTACGTGAATAACGGAACTACGAACTGGGTTGCTATGACTTCTGCATCCTAATTATTAACGTAAAGAAAACAAACTATGTCTTCTCTAACATCAGACCTTCTCATCAACCCGCAGGATTTGTTTGACGTATCAAGCAACTCCTTCAATGAGAGCACCCAGCTTGGGGGAAAGGCTACCACAGGCGATGGGCGTAACTTCCGTTACGTTCTCGCAGGTGCTGCCGCCCTTGTGCCAGGAAAGCTACAGCAAGCATCTGCTGAGGTTACTGGAAACCAGAACCTGGCCGTAGCTGCCGCAGCTATTGGCGACAACAGCATTACTACTACTTCTACAGTCACAGTTACTGAAAATCAGCTAGCTGGTGGATATGTATCAGTATCAGTAACTCCAGGTGTTGGGTACACTTACAAGATTGCTGGACATGCAGCAGCTACGGGAGCTGTTGTCACGCTTAACCTTGAGGACCCTATCATCGTTGCGCTTACTACAAGCTCACGCGTAGACCTTCTTGCTAGCCCCTACAGGAGCGTGGTGGTTAATCCTGCTACCGCTTCTTCAGCACCTGTTGGTGTTGCTGTAGCTGCTACTCCAGCCGCTTACTACGGATGGGTACAAACTACTGGAGCCGCTACTGTCCTCGCTGACGGTACCGTTGTAGTAGGTACATCAGTATGTGCATCTAACAGCACTGCTGGTGCTGTAGAGGCAACTGCTGGCGTACAGGCACTTGTTGGTACTGCACTCTCTGGTATCGCTACCACAGAGTACGGTGCTATCAACCTGAACCTAGGTTAGTTCGCATTCCTTGTCCCCGTACAGTAGTGAAAACTATTGACATGGGGGCGGGATAATGTGTGCTACAATACTCGTATATGACTAACAATACTAAAAATGTCTAGTTTCTTAGATTTTGAGGGCGTGTACGACCCAAAGCGTAACTTCGCAGTAACTAATTGGAGTGACGAGGATTTCGTTGCTGTGTGGAAGGAGGACAATGGAAGCGATACTACCTACGTAGTGCACGCTGGAGAGGTAAAAACATACCCAATGTACCTGGCGTACTACATCACCAAGAACCTTGTAGACCGTGAAATGTACAAGATTGCTAACAAATCAGTAGCAGACACTAAGGAGCGGGAGCGGCTGGAGTTCGCTGTGGCCAACAAAGAGCTACGTAAGCCTTTCGAGGACAAGACTATGCAGGAAGTAGTTGAAGGGCAAGAGTCCCCAGAGGTAACAGCTATGCGTGCCAAGCTTCGTAAGGAACTACTTGCATCAGGAGAGCTTAGTGGAGATATGTCTTCGGAGCTAAACCTAAATGCTGATGGCTCACAGCCTGAGCCAGAGGGAGACTTTGCAGAACTACCAAAGAAGAACAAGGGAGGCAGACCAAAGAAGGTAACAAAGTAACAGGGGTATGAAACTCCTCTCACCTATTGAAACTAGGGACAAGAGGGAGTCCCAGAACCTGGCCCTTAGTTCAAAAAGTGCCTCTTTAGATGAGGCTATAGTAGCAAAGCACAATGAACTCCTCTCACTGGATGAGGAGTTTTTGCGTGTAATAAACAAACAGCGTCTAGAACGCCTGGAGGAAGACAGAGAATGGACTGAAAGAAACTCAGAACTACGTAAAGAAGTAGACTCACTAGAAAGGCGCAAGAATATTGCTCTCGTACCACTGGAAGAAAGAGAGAAAGAGATACAAACTAGAGAAGAAGTTCTTTTACAACGTGAACAAGAGGTAGTAAGTGGTGAAGAGCGTGTCTCTGAAATGCAGGACTTACTTGAGACAAGACTGGACGAAGCTTCAGAAAGGTTAGAGTCTGTAAGCTCAGAGGAGAAAGCACTTGCCAGAAAGAAGTCTGGTATTGAAATGCAAGCCCAGGAGACTGTGAAGCGTACTGACAAGCTCAATGATGTACTGGAAGAAAGTTTCTCTGTATTGGAGAAAGCAAATAAGAACATAGCCACCCAAAGGGCAGAACTCTCAGGAAGAGAGACGATATTATCGGAGAAAGAAGCCCGCCTCACCAAGAAGGAGGAAGACCTTTCCTCACGAGAACGAGCACTTACAGACCGATACGCAACCCTTGAACGCGCAGTGAAAGAAGCAACTAAAAACTATAACCTTAAAAATGTTAAACAAACTACAGCACGCGACACCAGTTAGCGCAACAGACACTCATGCAACCTCAGCCGTTGCCACTATTTCTGGTATTCCTGCCGCAACAATGTACGTCACTGACATATCAGGAAGCTCAGACAAGGCAGGTTCTATACTTACTGTTAAGCAGGGTTCAACAACTATATGGGAAGTACAACTTGCATCCACCGTAGCAGGAATAAACGCATTCAGTCATACGTTTGCAAGTCCACTCGTATCTGCTCTAGGAGCGTCTATCTCAGTAACTGTAGATGGAACGGCAGTGTGTAAATCTAATCTCGCTGGATTCTACCTATAGCATGGCAAACGCAAGCAGAGACCAAAACCGCATTCCAACCCTCTTGGGTACCCTTAATACAAATGGCACCACTATTGTGCCTATTGCAGTAACAAATTCTACACAGCATACCCTTTCTGTAGAGAACGGCATTTCTGGCACTGATTATGGACCCACAGACGCTCTTAGAGATGAGAACCGTATACCTGTGTTGATGGCTACTTCTAGCGCAGATGGTACCACACCAATTGCTATATATGCGGACTCAAGCGGTGCATTACTAATACAATCCACTT